GCTTAATGCAATCTCCTGCTTTTTCAAGGACTTCTTCACGAGTATATCCATAAAACACTCGTGCGGATTGAGACCCATCGCTATATTTTACTTCTAGTTCTGATTTAAACATGATATATTCCTTTCTCTCACTATACTCTAATATTAGCATATTTCCGCAATTAAGTAAAGCATTTTCTTTTGTAATGATTTCAATAACTTAGCAAAAAAATGAAAAAAGTTGAAAAAAAGTGAAATTAGGTGTTTACTTAATTGCAAAAGTTTAGTAATATGGTAATTGTTGTGATAAACCAAACATGGAGGTAATTTTATCATGAATCTTAACGTAAACCAAAACACTCAAGAATCACGTGTATTGTCGGCTCTTATGGACGGTCGTCGTTTGACTGCAAAGCAAATCGCTGCTCAGTTTAGCGTAGGCAATCCTGCCGCTGTAATCCAGAACCTTCGCTTTAAAGGTTACTCGATCTACCTGAACACACATAAAGACTCAAAAGGTCGTGTGACTCAGAAATACACCTTGAGCACTCCTAGCCGCAAAGTGATCGCCGCTGGCTATCGTGCACTGGCTGCTGGTACGGTTGCTGCTTAAGAAGTTATAACTTCTCCTTAGGTGAATGGGGATCCTTCGGGATCCCCATTTTTTTTATCTTTGTCTAGTTTCTTCATGACGATCTATAGCAGATCTAAGATCGATTACAGCTTCCTGATATGTTAGATATGGACCAGATATAATGTCATGATAAAATTCGTCGACGCAGACGATATTGAATGCATCCATGAACGAAAAATTAATGCTATTGACTATAGCATAAGTTCTATCTTCAATCTTTATTTGTTCAAGATTTTCCATTAGGTAATTTGTTAAACGTTCCCATCTTTCCTGAGTCAAAGCAAATTCCATTGACAAACCAGTTATAGAACTTTTTATATGTCAAAACCATCTCATCGTGGTCTTGATTGAATGCCTCATTGAACGCTTTATTTAAGAAGTCCATACTGTCCAAATGTCCACGAATCACTGCATTATTATAGTCAGCATACCCGAAACGAATGATTGGAACTTCGTGTAACATAGACTCTATTCCTGTTCCAGAATTTACGATACAAACCGCTTTAGCTTTCGGAATAATCTCATGTATGGAAACGTCAGTCACATACATTGCACGATGCCCAATAATTTTACGCAATGGTTCCATGCTTGCTTGATTGATCGGATGCCCTTTAAATACGACTTTGATGCCACTAATTCGTGACCATTCGCATAGACGATCTACCAAATGCTCTACTGATATAGGACTATGCCATTTGATGGTCTCATCATGAGGCAATTGTAATGGACAAAATACGAATGGCTCGTCAAGTTCAAACTTACTGTTTTTTGGCTGTGGGAATTTACTTTCGCCTCTTAATGCTCTTTCCTTGTAGAATTGAAATGTTGCTCCATCATCGTAAGGAATATCGTCATAACTACCCTTAACATATTGTGCGCCACCAGCCCATCCTAATGGGTCGATTGTAAACAGTCTAGGAAATACAGTTTGCATATAATACATACACTCTGGACCACCTTCAAAGTTATGCTTTTCTACATGTGGAATATACGCTCGATCGGGAGCATATTCTTCAACCAATGACTTATGATGTTGCCAGCGTGGTGCCTCAACAACAACAACTTTGTCCAGCTTCATTTCATGATAGCGTTTAAGCGTGTCTACAAACTTCGCCCATGGCTCACGAATTTCTGGCAACGTCTTATTCGACTTTTCTAAGCCAAATTTCTTAAACGGTAAATCCAATCGTGGTTTTAAAATCAAAACTTTCATTGCCATTGCCTCGCAGTAGAACCAATCAGTCTATTATAAAAATTCTTTGCTTCAACATATTTGGGATTATCATATTTTCTTGGACCTTTTCCTGTCCAAATCGTTGTTCCTTCAATAAATTCCCAGTCCATAAATTGATTGTCGAAGTTAGTAACATGTTCAGGCTCGACCTGTCGAAATACTTCTGATAATGCAATTTGATCAATAAACCATTGCATTGGACCTTCCTTAATCCTCATAGCAACTGCATTCGCCACATTAATCGCACGTTCATCCATATATACTACACCAGCGGCGACTCGAGTCCCCTCACGTTCCCAAGAACTGCCAGTTTCTAATGGCTCACGTGGAAAATATCCTGTTGCAGTTTCTGGCCAATCAAAGTCTTTCATCAACAAACAATCTACATCAACAGTCAATACTTTCTTAGCATGAGGCAGAATTACAGGCAATACGAAGAAACGAAGCGAAGCATAATAGGCTCGCATCTCTCTGCCGCTATTAGGAATATCATTGTAACTGAATGTTAAATTAATTTTAGTATCTGTGTTGATGATATTTGCGATATTAAATGTTTCTTGTGTGGGATTACATACGTGAATATGCATATCTTTATTAACATCATCACATGAGTAAATCAAAGAAGGCGCATGGTCTTTAAAATAGTTTGCATCACATGCAGCAAATACTACTGGACCATTCGGAACTTCACCATAAATTTCTTCCATACTATTTTCCTATGATATCATATTTTCCAAAAGGCTGTTTCGGTTTCAAATCTTCTGGATTATATCCAGCCGCCACAGCTTCAGCTAGTGCATTCTCATATGCTTCTACAACGTCTTGTCTTGGGTGTGGTTGGGCGACTCCTGTGAACCAAGATGGTGTCCAAGGCTGTGTTGCCATGTTTGTAAAATGTAACTGATTAATTTCGCCCAAGTCATAATCTTCTCCGTCTAATACATTCCATTTGGGATCCAGTTCATGAACCAGATCATCATTACCACTAAACTTGCGAATCATGCGTTGATGCGTTTCAGAAATATTTTTGATACGACTTACAGGAATTGAATGCTTTTCAAATGCGGCACAATCAATAAGAGTGACACAAAACTCATGACCACCAAATCGATTCCCTTTACGAGCAGCCAGCGGTTTACCTTGCATATCGGTTTCCCACAATTCTTTCATATCACGATAGTTAATCATATCGCAGTCTGTATAGATTGCTCGACCTTCAAAGTTGCAGTATTCAGCAATGCCCCAACGAAAGCCAGAAAAGGGTGTTGGCCAAGTCTCAGTTTTCCATCCATGCCAGAACGAGGAAGGATTGTGAGTTTGTCTCATAAAAACAATTTCTAGTTCTTCAGAGCAATTCTTTTCAAGTGAGTGTAGATATGCGGCTTCAATCGTGGCATCCTCGCCGTTAGAAGATGAACCAATAAAAATTCTAATCGCCATATTTGTATCCATAAGTTTCTATTTCATTTTTAAACAATTCAGCTACACAATCTATAGTGTATGGAGTGTGTATTTCAGTATAATGCCCTGTCTTTCGAATACCAGACTTTAACTTTGTATTATAGACCAAATCCCGTGAAATGTCAAGGTCTAATTTTTCATTCAACGTATCATACATCTCTTCCATTTTTTCATAGAAGAATACTTCTGGCGTTGCTTTATGATAATTTTCCCAGTCTCTCGGCAAAACAGCAGTTGCCATTTTGATGTAGTTTTCAAAGTCCATATGACCATATTGTTGAGGTTTTATTTTCTGATGCCAATGATAACTGCTAACAACTTTGTCCCAAGGATTTCTTTCAATTGTGAATATGTAATAGTTTTCAAGAGCAATCGGATATTGCAATTTCATAAAATCATATCCAAGATGACCATTAGAATTGAATGGTATATTAAAGGCAGGTGTTTTATCTCTTGACGAACCAGTGCATATATCACGACTTCTATCAAGATAAGGTAGCATCAGATGCTCTAAAGTTGACCCTGCGGTTTTTCTTGTCTTGATAAAAATGAATTTTCTGGAATGCGAAACAATCATTGCGTCACTACCACTGTTCCTCCTTGAAACCAGTTTCGGCAGAGAGGAATTACTTTACGATTATAATCATTCATCCATTCAAGCAGGGCTTTCCATTCGTGTTCTTGCCATGTTGTATATTTTACACGACTAATTTTTTTGGGCGATGCTTCACCAAATACATGACGCCAACAACATAATTCATCGAAACGAATAATAGTTCCTGGAACAATCAAGTCATTAAGTTCAGTCAATACAGTTTTTGTGGAGGAGTAAAGGTCAGCGTCTGCATGCAGAAATCCGATCTTACCAAGATTCTTTTTATATTCTGGTAGAGTTTGGTCGAAAAACCCTTTCACCAACGTAACATTATCTTGCACTTCAGGCATCTCACCACCACGATCAAATGCCTCTTTTTTAGTTTTCTTTTCGCCCATATCCCAGTCTTCAGGAAGTCCTTCGAATGAGTCGAAACCAATAATCTTACGATCGGGAAGGGCAAACGCCAAACAATTAATAGTGACGCCTTGAAAAACACCAAACTCTAGGATTTCACCTTCAGGTATTTTATCTGCAAGCCATTCGAGTTCTCTTATTCGAACAGCCATTGTATCATAATCATCTGATAAAAATTTAAATTTATGTACGTTTTCCCAGTCTGTAATCTTCATTTATCAATCTTCCATCGCTTATGTAGGCAGGTTTTCTGTACCACTTTCCATTAATGTTATCATTAAAATATTTATCGTCTTCCAAGACATCTTCTTTAAATTGCTGTTTTACTTCTTCGTAATTGACATCTCCCTTCGTTGTATGAAGAGATAAAATTACACGCTCAAAATCATTATAGCCGCATTCTTTAATAATAGCAAGCAATTCTTTTGACGAACCATAATATTTTTTCCAGTCGCTCTCGTATTTCACACGGTTCTTCTTTCCCTTAACACGTTTATAGTGCCAAAAGTATTTACGACCGATATATTTCTTACCAGTTGATTTTTGTATGATGACATATACGAATCCTAGAAAGGATCCTATATCTTCTGATGTAAATGGTTTTGAATTAAATGTCCAAGGGTTTTCGTAATCACTCGTTTCCATCAAAATCTAACTCATCATATTCATCATAATCCTCTTCTTCATCTTCATCATATGCGATATCGACATCAGAGCCACAGAATGGACAATAGATTGGCTCTTCGTTTTCTTCGGAATCTACATAAATTTCATATTCAGTTCCGCAAGAATCACAGGTCATTTCATAAAGCATTTGATCTGGATCAGACATTAAAACTCTCCTCTCTTGTCTTCTTCGATCTCATAAAAATATTCATCACTATTTCCTGCACTCCACTTTGGATTTTGCTCGACACTGAAATATTTAGTCGAGACTTTAAAGTCTGGTATTTTAGTATCGTGGCCAATTAAAGACTGCTCAAACCATCTAATTCTATTATTTGGTTGAGCAGCAAACTGACCGTTGTCTAATTTTATTACATTAAATGATTTATGTTCGTTCGGTGTTTCGGATAGTGTTGTATTTAGTTCGTTCGGTTCGCTGTGGCAGCTATCAATAGTAAACATGTATTCGCCATGATATAAATTTCTATCTTTAGCATAGACAGCGCAACGCAATCCACTTAGCGTAGATTTCTCGATAACAGTGATGTTATAAGAAAAAGAGTCCCAGATCTCTAAGAAATCTAAAGGAAGATTTCCGTGATCAGTTTTCCATACAAAAGCACTCAACGGAATTTTATCGTATAATGCTCCATATTCGGTCAATAATGCTTCGATATAAAGTGCTCGACCTTTTATAGATTTTACGGATACCCAAACGCAAGGAGTAAATTCTCCTTGACCTTTTCCTTCCATATCGTACAAAAACTCTTTTCTTACTAGGCATTCAACTGGTGGCAGATTCGCTACTAGATAAGCCATTAAGACAATCCATAATTTGTTTTCTTTCTTCTTCTGTGTATTTGCTCCATTGAGCAATTTGTTGTAGAGTTCTGCCGCATCCCATGCAAGATTTAGTTGCAGAGGACACGGCACAAACCCCTATACATGGACTACTTATATTTCGCATCCACCAGCCACACAAGCAAGTTCTTGTGCACCTTCGGTCATATCAGAAGTCTCATAAGCAGCCAAGCCAGACCAGTCAACGTTTACTGGCATATTCTTAAGTTCAGCTTCATAATCTTCCTTAACGATATCTTGATATGGCGCTTGTTTATAGACGTGCTCAGAGAATGGTAAGAATGATACACCAGACATCCAGTCAAAGTGTTTGTAGACCCAAGCACCGACTTCCATCCACTCATGTTCTTTAACAGAGATGGTAACAGATGGCTTATGCTCACACCAATGCTTCTGATAGGCAAGCCAGAGTTCGAGTTGCTCAATTGCTGTCATATCCATACGGAACACTGCATTCTCAGGTGCTTTCATAGGGAACGAGAACACGAGAGTATGATCAGGCTTCATGACATCATCTTCGCATGGGAAGCCAGCGTCTTTCATAAACTGCGCAAGCGGATCTTTCTTGTCTGCACGGACTGTTCTGATGTAATATGGATTATGACGAGCATGAATACCCGAAGCAGAGTCGACCAACTGAGAGACCGTTCCAGAGGGCTTTACGCACGTTATAGCAGCACTTTGAGGAATCCCCAGCTTTTTCGCCCACTTCTCATTAGTCTCCACAGCAATCTGTTTTAACGTGGCAAGATTCTTTTCAATATCTTTACCCTTACCATTCGTCAAATCATTATCCATAATTCCTGTTAACGATACACCGAGAAGTCTTTCTTCTTTAGTATTATCGTGCCATGGCTTTGAGAGATATTTGAAGTTGGTGAGGGTTGATTGGAATGTTCCAAGAATGGTTGCGAGTTTAACTTTTTCTTTCAGAGTTTCCATCGTATCAGTTGCACGAATTACAACCTCCGAAAGATTACAAAACTGCTTGCTTCTTAGGATGATTTCTGAACATGGGTTGGTTCCAAACTCCCATTCGGCATCTCTTCGACCGTTAAGTCCAGCTTGTTTTTTGGCAGACTCACGGTTAAAGATTCCCCTCTCCCCAGACTTGGAATCGTAGAGGGACTTCCATTCGTCCATGAAGATCCCGATTTCTGGTTTTTCTGTGTATGCGGCTGAGTTGTTCGCCAAGGCTCTTTGTGCATTGTCTTCCCACCATTGTCCTGATTTAGCGACACGCATGCGATCGTCGCTTAGATTTGAAAGTGAAATAAGTGCTGAACGTCTTACGCCACCGACCACTACGATCTCAGCGATTTTACAGACGATATCATGACACTCAAGTGAATTAAGTCTACGACCAGCAGCATGCTTAAAGATATTCGTCACAAAACGAAATAGCTGATCAAGAGGTTCTGGACCAGAAGCACGACCACCAAAAGTTTTAAGAGGTGCGCCAGCTGGACGAACTTTACTCATATCCCATGAAGGAACCTGACCAGCATAAAGCAAATGAATCAACTCACGCAATGCCTTTGCCCAACCAAGTTTGCTATCTGGTACAATGATTGTCGTATCGGTGTCATGAAACTCCTCAGCAATAATTGGAAGTTTGATAACGTCTTGACGTTCAACTGAAAACCCAACGCCAGTACCATTCATTAGAATATAAAGAATCTCATCGAAAGCACGTGGAGTATCAACAGCCACATATGAACAGTTATACCCAGCAACGTTCTCACGCTTTAATGCCTCGCCAGCTGTCATAAGACAACGCATCGAAGGCATAACTTTAAGATCTAAAACTGCTTGCTCTAATTCATCACGCTCTTTTTTCGTGATTGCATAACCAGTTTGTTCTTGAACATGCTCGTGAAAAAAGTCAAAATACCTTCCAACAGTTTCAGACCAAGTCTCACGGCGACTCTGTTCCGGAACCCAGCGAGAATAACGAGATAGATGAATGAATTGTTGATATGTAGTTGGAAGTTGGTTAGTTAGCATGTTCGACCCCTGTTAGTGCTTCCCACGAAATTGGGAAAAGTTTTTGACAATAGTTGCTTATTTCTTCTGCGGCGAGACGAGTCTCGTATTGTGTGTCAGGCTTACACCTGAGATTACAAACTCTTGCGAAAGCATAAAGCGTTCCGCTCCAATACCACTCAGTCATCATAGACTGCGGCAAAATCATTCTAGCTTGTTCTGGGCAAACGCCAGCGTCAAGCATTTCTTGATAGTATTTTTGAGCCAATTCATAAACCTCAACGTGAAGTCTTCCAGTTCTTCTATCACGATCGATCCACTCAACGGATTCTTCTTCGTTAGAACCTTGCTTCTTATTTTCGGCTCTGGCTCTCCAGATTTCTGGGTCGTAAAACTCAGGTGCATCATCTACATAGCGACGACTGACCTCATTCCAAACTAAACCAACTTGGTGTTTTACGAGTTGTCTTGCGACAAAGATAGGTGCTTTGATATGAAACTGTAAAGATGCATGTCCAAAGGGAGACCAATGATTATGACTTGCCAAATAATTTATAAGTTTCTTATCTCCTTCTTTTAACTCAAACGTTTTGGTGGCTGGAACTTGATGCCCCCAATCAGATTTTTTAGCGAAGGAAACTCTGGCTGCATTTACCACACTCAAGTCACTTCCCATATGATCTACTAATGTTACATTCATACTTTTCTCCATTCACTCAATTTTGCTTTTGCTCTTATTCCCTCAAAGGTATTTTCTTGTATAATCGACAATACTTGCTCTGGCGTTCTTCCAGACAACACCATGTCGTTTATATCTTTTTCTTTTAAATAATTTGGCCATATCACAACCTTGTGCCCAAGGTCTATGGTTTTGGTTATCTTACTTATAATCTGTGAACTTCTAGATTCGTTGTCATACACCACTACCACATCTTTTATCAAATTTTTTTCAAGAAAACTGTCAAAGTCTGAACCTGCCATGGCAAGCGCATTGGGCAGAAACAAACTGTCGATTGGACCTTCGGTCACATAAACTCTTTTGCGCTTATCAGCCTCATCCAGACCAAATATTTTTGGCTTATCCTCAAGCATGATGGTGATATATTTGATATCAGATTTACCAAAAGCACGACCCTGAAATCCGAACAGTTTCTCATCTTCATCAAAGAATGGTATGATCAGTCTTGGCTCGTTGTATTTCTCATTCAGCTTGTTTGGAATAATACTATTAACAAAACTGGCGAATTTAGGAGCATAGAACAGCTTCCTGTGCGCTACAGTAGGAATCTTGCGGTTTTCTACATACTTCTTCGCTGGATGCTCTGGAGAGAGTTGCGAGACCTTCTTGAGAGCCTTTAGAGGAGTCTTTTGATGATAGTTACGTTTCTTAAATTCAATGGGTTTCTTGTCTGGTTTGTACTCTTGACGCTTATTGTTAACAAACTTTTCAGCCACATATTGTCTATGCATCTCAGGATTGACATGCTTAATTAGATTAGCAATAGAGGATCCAGTGCCGCAGTTATGACACTTGAATATGAATTTGCCTTCCTTGAGGAACACATACCCTCTGGCTTTATTCTTATTGGTCTGAGAGTCTCCGCAATAGGGGCAGCGGAAATTATAGAGAGTGTCGTTCTTGCGTTTGAAGCAATCAAGCTGGCTGGATACCAGATGCAAGTATTTCGTGTCAATGTAATTCATTATGTAATACTACTTCCCATTGAAGATAAAGTCAATAGGAATCTTACTCTAAAAAAATAAAAAAGTAAAGCGTTTTATTTGGGCACGCTTATATATATTTTTAATGGAGGATCTAATGGC